CATCCAGAGCATAAGCCCGAGCGGTTTATCGAAAAGATCTGATGCCAGATTCATAAAGAAATCTGTGTTATATTCGCGTTCTCCACCTCCAGAAGAACCTGGGGGATCATAGATCTGAGGAGTACGATCGGGATCATCCAGAACGCCATCCTGTCCGACGTTATGTATGGACTTTGCACCCATCTGATCTGGCGGATAATACGCATACAGGACTCTCAGCAGAGACGGGCCGTAAAACAGAACTCTTCCGAATGTAACGGAATTGACTGTACGACCTGGCAGGAAGTAAGACCGATTGGATCCAACTTCAAAAAGCTGCTGCAGACCTTTGTTCTGTCCTATGCCGACATTGTCAACTACACCGACAGGATACAGTGAGTTCCAGTTGGAACCTATATCCTCTTTTCTCGGAGGACCTGCGGCAATCAGGACGCTCTTAGCACTGATAAAGTCATGCCCAATGAGATTATCCTGGACATGACGACTTGAGAATTCCCAAGTGTTGATTCCTTCTGTCGTCTGTTGTTCTTTAGCCATAGATTATCTCTCCTTAAATAACGAGCTTAACTTTAATGTAGTTAACAGGATACGGAACTTCAAGCTGAACGGTAATAAGAAGCTGGTCAGCCTGGGTCTCATCCTGCTCGACTTTCGTGACTTTAGAATCCTGAAGAAGAACTCTATTGTCTACCTGTCTCGAGATGACCGTGTCAGCGATCATGGTGATCTGTTTAATGAACTGAGGCGTAATGTTGTTCTTTCCAACAAACTGCTTCAGGACCGATCTCATGAATTTGGCTGTATGGTCAACAATCTTTGTGATGCTAAGCTCTCTCTGCTCGATCGTAGAGACATCCGTGGATATCTGCATGCGACAGTAAGGAGCCGTATCTTCTTCGTCCTGAGCAATGATATACGTTCCACCACCAGCGATAATGTTCAACTGGGTAGGAGTGAAGTATTCATTGCTGTAATTCAGGGAGCGAGTATCTACCAGCGGCTGATTCGTATGAGGAATCTGCGGGAAGAACTGCTGTACCTGGGCCACAGCCTGAGCACAGTAGAAATAACCATCAAGGTCAGCACTGTCGATAACAGTGTCATCCCAATCGGTATAATCCGATTTATAGCTGGGCGGCCATACGTGATAAACACGTCTGGTTCCGAATGCAGCAGAATAAGCTGCTACCCACTGAGCCTGTTCTGTCTTATCAAGAGGCTTGCTTTCGATATCGAAGGTCAGGCCTGTCTGACTTGCTGTGAGGCCAGGAGAAACGAGAGTGATGGTGTTGTCATCATCGACTCTCAGGACCCTTGCACTTTCATCAGCAAGAACAACATAATCACCAGGGATAACTCCATTGTCTTCAAATCCACCTGTGGCAGATGTGAAAACCAGCCCTGTTGAGCTTGTCGCACCGTCAGTTCCGTCCATGCGCTCTGTTTTAGTGTACAGATAGCTGTTAATGAAGCAAATCCTTTCATGCTTCGAATACAGGCTACTCTGTGCTGCTACGTGAGCAGCCCACAGCTGATTGACTTCTGTATCCTGGGAAAGGATAGCCAGTCCGTAGACTTCCTTGGTTTCCAGGAAAGAAGCTGCTGTAGCATGTGCAACTGATGTGTCAGCGGATACACAGGTTACATAGAAAGGCTTGTCTGTAATCTGAGCAGCCAGGAAAGCTCCATAAGCTACTGGGTTTTCAGGGTGAATCAGGCCGAGTTTCGTAACAATCTCATCACTGTTGTTGATGGTGATCAGGCTACTTACATTGTCTGTTCTTAAAGCCTTGTAACAAATAAGAATATCGCCAGTCATCTCATTGCTCTTATCCACAATCTTGTAGCTCTGAGCACTGGATACTGCAAACTTCTTATCGATTCTGTAATGAATCCCTGTCGCGCTTGCTGTCAGATCTGAGTCAAGAACAACCTTATCAGAGCTAACAACCTCTGTAATAGCATACTGTCCTGCATCTGCACCGCTTTCAATAACAACAATGTCGCCTACAGCAAACTGACTTAGGTCAACACTGGAGTCTTCGAAGTCAGATGAGGCGGCAGTTGTCTCGCCAGTCTCAACAGATTCGAGCAGGGCCATATCGACGTTAATCTGAGTGTCGCTTACAACTTCGTCAATTCTGAAATCGCCAGCGTTGTTCGTGCTTGATATCCGAAGATACATGCCAGCGACAACTCCGTCATCCAGGAAGTCTGCATCATTGTCGCCAAATACTGAATAATCAGCACCGACACGATAATCAAGAGTTGTGTCTCCACTGAAGGCCGTGAATCCACTCCACGGTGTGGCTTTAACAGTCAACTGAGTCTCGCTGTCAATACTCGCGATCTCATAGACACCAGCATCTGAACCTGTTCCCATAATAGACAGCCTCTGTCCAGGAACAACGCCATCTGTCTGGAATGTAGCTGTGGCATCTGTGAATGTCAATGCAGATGCAGTAGTTACACCGTTTCCAGCATCAATGGCCTGGTAATTGTTTACTGCAGCAGAGATACCAGTTGTCGATGTATCAACAACCTCTCTCTCAATGCTGATATTCGCCTCAACATCAACGGAATCTGCATCAGCAGTGAAGTCTGAGCTATCAACTGCAAATGTACCGTATGTGGTGTCAAGGAACACAAGGACGCTTGACGTATCGACTACCGCCCCTGATTCAAGAAGAGGGTAAGAATATGACTGAGCTGAACCATCATATTCACCAGCATCTTCCTGATACACAATCTGCCTGTTCATGCCCACGATACAGGCTGGCAGACCAGGGGTTGACAGAGTTGCCTGCTCCTCTGTAAACACCTGTTCAACAAATACATCTGGCTTAGGTATTTGAGTTCCCATAGCACTCTCCTAAAAATTTATGGATCTGTTTCATATTTCCCGCTAGAACGACCATCCTGTAGCTTCGAACCGTAATTCAGGGTAAGGCCAAAACTGTTGACGATTGTGCCTTCGCTGCTCACCTTCCATGTGTTATTCAAATAAACCCCTATGATAACAGGGACAACCGACAACTCTATCTGTGAGTCAGAAAGTACAATAGCCTCCTCTCCAATCTGAACTGATGTGATATCGAATATCTCGTCCATCTGTTTCAGATCTTTCGCGAAGAATTGCACACATTGAAACACTATTGTTGCCAGAAACTCTGCCTCAAGGCCGTTCCGAGAAAAACAGTTAACACGCAGGCTTGAAGATAAAAGATCAGAATAAGAACTTATATCTTTCTGCCAATCGTACCTGAACCTCTGATCTATGGCTAACTTCTGCCACTGAATGGGAGATCTTGTGATTATCAAAGCAGGCCGCTTCTCGACTGCTTCTAAATTTTCCGTATTCGTATCCATTATCATTATTTTGGTCTGATTGTCGTCAAGATGCCATCTGAATTCATTTCGCATGGATTCATCTTCGCTATTTCCATACAGATGCTCTTGGGCAAAAAGCTGCTGTAGAAACATTAAGATTTTATCTTTTACGACATCAGTGTATATCATTTATTCCTCTTCGTCATCGAGAGCTGCGATCAATGCGCCTGCAGCTGCACCTGTTCCACCAGTAACCACTGCAGACAGGATAGGATCTTTCTGTACTTTTCCAGCGAGAATCTTGAGGGCTTTACCTCTTTTTGCAGGATCAATAACGGTATCAATGATTCTGTTAATCTTATCCTCTCTTGCCATGGCCCGCTCAATCTGACCAATGGTTTTACCTTGACTGGCTGCATGCTGCCATCTTTTCACATAATCATGCGCGGCAACACTGGGGCTGATTTTCTGCAAAAGAGCCCTTCCCTTACCAGACAGTCCTCTGATCTGTTCCTTTGTCATAGCTGGTGTCATAAGAGCTATAAGAGCTGTTTTGCCAAGCCTTGTCTGAAGACCCGTTGGTAGATGAGGCAGCATAAGTTTAAGCATACCGCGAGCCTCTGCCTTAACAGATGCCTGTTTCTCGAAGAATGTGTCTTTCCATAAAGATTCGTTCATGTCCTTACCCCTTAATATCTCGGATTGTAACCTGGTTGACCATATACATTTGATACTCCCTGAACGCTCAACTTGCGCTGAGGATCCTGCGGAGGCATAGCATCAACATTGGCCAACGCTTCAGATGACACATCTCCTCCTTGGGTTACAAGATGAGCAAGCAACGCCCCTGCAGCGCCACCTGTAACAGGTCCAGTTACTTTGCTCGCCTTACCCAGTTTATTTGCCGTAGCCTTTATAGCATCGCTTATCCTGGTTCCTGCCTTGGCTCCTACAAGGGCACCGATTATAAGCCCCATAATTCTAGGATCCAATGCCTCTTTCTTTATCTCTTTATTGCATGGTATAAGCTTCTTCTTAAGAGCGGTCTTTGGGGACCGAGAATTTGACATGTTCCCGAGAGCTCTTGAGTCAGCAGATAGTTTTAACATTTTCAAACCTCTCTTATTGTAACGCCAGGATACTCGTTTTTAACCATTGCCATTCCAGCCTCAACAAACTTCTTTCCTGGATAACCAGGGTGTCTCCACTTTCCTCTGATGAACGATGATATTGTGGCCTTCCTGTAAACAACACCCATTCTCGTATTAACAGGAACTGTCTTTCCAAGAAGATACCACATTATATGGGAAGAAACACCATCGTTCTGATCATCAGCATACTCTACATCTGACTTGATATGAACCACATTTCCCATTGCATATCCTAAAATACTGTCTCTCAGCCTTCCAGTCGAACTCTTGAATATTCCAGCCGACAGGTAGTCTTTAATATTCCTGACGGCCTTATTCGTAATCTCGGCCATTCCCTTTGGATCGACAGGTGATCCGTTATTTGTTATTTCAAATGTCTTTATCATTATCTCTCGTTCGGATTGCCGATTTTAAGTTTTGCATTCAGGTGGTTGAAGTGCTTCACAGTAGCCTTCTTTCCACCAACAGCTTTATCCATAACATTGAGCATCTTCTCATTGACGCTATCCTTTCCGAACCTGCCCTGCACCATTTGCTTATACTCTCTTATATCAACTTTCTTGCTTGTGTCTACTCCATGAAGTCTGTCTTCTTTTCTCGCCATGATATACTCCTTAATCCTCTGTTAAAGTTTTATATGGAAGCTCATACTCAATGTCACCGTGATTTATTCTTACCAGTTGCAACATCTGGTGAACTGGAATTCGTCTTTTCTCTGTCTGACTCTGCTGAACAACCCTCCACCGTCTCGTTCCATTCTCTATTATAACATCTTTTGGGACCATTGGGGGATAATTTCCCATCCAGGCTGCAATATTATCAGGCTGCATCTCAAAGCCAGCCATTTTAATCATCTTCTGAGACGGATTGAAGTTCACGTATGCTTCTATTGGGCCAAAGTATCCATGGACAAAACCAGTATTAAAACATACAGGACAGTTGGAGATCCGCTTCCTCTTCTTGATGTGATCAAAACAATTCGTGCAATACTGGCCATAAGATTTAATCTTATACAGCATGCATTTGACTCCGACCTTTCTCTCAAGAAGAAGATCGTTTCTTCTGATGATCTCTGCAGCTATAAGGTCGGGCTTTGATGGCAGATATGCAACATCAGATTCCATATAGTCGTCTGGATCAGCCGTCTCAAAAACTTTGATTTTGTAAAAGAACTGTCTGTATTTATTTTTAAGACTGACATCAGCATCGTGATATACAAACTGTTCTGTCAGATCGAGTAATGCATTGAATGGGCCTTCTGGTGATAGGGCCCGCATGACAGTAAATGTATAGAGAGATACATCTTCCGTAGTCGGCTTAATCTTCCAGCTGACTGTAAGATATTTGATACTGTGAAAATCAACGCTTTGATCATATATTTCAAGCATTTCAACCTAATTATCCGAAATAATATGTTCCGCCACCCCTGCGATTTTTACCCTGAACTGGATCAAGCAAATCTCCAGCAAGAATTCCTCCACCTGCAGCAGTAGTAAGAGGATGCTTTTTGGCAAATCCAAGAGCGCTTCCTGCAGCCCCTCCAGCTCCTTTTCCACGCTTAGCAGCGATACCTCTCATTTTCTCAATACCCTTCATGTATCCTTCATAAGCCTGCTTGCCACCAAGTTTTTTTACCTTATGCCATTTGGCAACGCTGCTTGGCTTAAGAGTTCCTCTTAAAGCCCTCCATGCGAGACCAAGCCTGTTTGCTCCGAGCTTGTCAATCTCTTCCATAAACCCCTGCATGATCAAGGACGCCTCTTTCTTCTTTTCGGGAAGATTGGTGTGCTTCGTCTGAGCATATTCTCTAAGCTGTTCCACAGTCATTGAATCATACATCTGCTTCGCCGCACCCTTCAGCTCCGAAGGATCCATCTTTCCCTCTTTGGCCGCCAGAGCCATCCCTGCAGCCATCTGTTGTTTTTTACTTTCTGCTGGCATTTACTTTCCTCCGAAAACTGATTAGAATCTTCTATACCTGTCTCTATCTTTACCTAATGTATAAGCACCAAGGGCTCCAGCCCCAAGTGTTCCGTATCTAAAACCTTTGTTGTATTTCATTTGCTTACCAAAAGCGTTTACCGCCCTACCGAAACCACCAGCCTTGGTTTTTCCACCCCTCATAAAAGCTTTACCTACTCCCTTCCAGCCCTTCATGAAAGACTTAATACCTTTCATAACGGCTGGGTTAAATGGATTAAATCCAAGCTTACTCATCTCATCGTTAAACCCATACATCATAGCTTCTTTTGGATCCATTATCTCTCTCCGTGTATCGTATAATACTCAGAGGGAGCTTGTCCCCACCCCCTGGTAATGTTGATTGATTTCTTGATCTCAAGTTTTTTCTGTTCGTATCTGCTCGCAAATGCACTTATCCAGCTTGCATATGACTGAGCTTTATCAGACACGGAGACGCTTATACCTCCGTCATTATAATTCAGCCTGTTCCTTGACTGTAGTATACCAGCTGATTCGAGAATTTCAATAACTGCTCCTCGAATTAATAATCTTTTGCTCGGATGAGTATCGTAGGTTACGAAGGGTATGGGCGGAGGAGTCGTATTCCAATCATCGAGTGACGCTTCAAGCGCATCTCTTAGCTGAGCAGGACTCGACTCCTTCCCATCGATCAGTTCATTAAGGACTGGATCATCTCTGAGGAACGCGTTCAGTTTTTGAGTGAGCTGATTAAGGGTTGCACTCATTCATTGCTCCTCACTGGGCAAGTATGTCTGCCACCTTGTTAGCTATATCTTTAGCGCCTTTTTTCTTCGTCTTAACCTCTATGCCGACCTTCTCACCAATTTCTCTGACAACATTGAGTTTCTTCTTCGCGAGAGCCTCGTAAGTGAAAAATCCAGGTGCCTGGCTGAGAACATACTCTGCAATCGCGTCGCCCTTATCTTCCTCCGTCTTGTCTTCAGCAGGTTCTTCGGCTTTGTCTTCGGTTTTTTCCTCTGAGTCATCGGTGCCATCAGAATCAACAACGTCCTCAGTATGCGGAGGCTCTATATCTTGAACAGGCTCGACACCTTCTTCAGGTTCTGGCTCTGTAGTTTCCTCTTTTTCAGGCTGAGCAGGCGGCTCAGTATCTTCGACTTTCAGTTCTCTTGTTTCTTCTGTCTTAACTTCCTCAGCTTCTGAGGTAGCTTCTTCTGTTTCCTTAACCTCTTCTTTTTTCACTGCTGTATCTGTCTTAACAGCTGGTGTCTTCTCTTCTTTCGGGACATACTTACTTGATGCGCTATAAGCCTCTCCGTCAATAACAATAGACCCTTTTTTCCATAGTCTTATCACTCCAGCATTAACTTTATCATCAGGGAGGTCAATCTCGCGGTTTTCACGAAGGAGTCTGAAAGCGCCAGCAGCGCCTACATTCTTTAGAGCTTTGATTTTTGGCATTGTCTTTTCCTCATAAAAATAAAAAATGGGAGGGAGGTGAGTCCCTCCCATTTAATGAACATGATTCTACGACAGTTCGATTTCGGCAACTGCATTAACATTGCCGATACCCATTGCAACGTCTTCCCAGCTCTGAAAACTGATCAGGTTGGCTTCTTTGTCAACCCAGAACTTGGTCTGGTTGAGGATAAAGAAGTTACCCAGGAACTGAGGAGCAGCGAAACCGTAGAACTTACCTTCATCAATGATGTCGCTCTTAATGGTTGTGACAAGTTTGTAACCCATTACGGTTTCATACTTGTAACCATCAACAACAACTTCACTTGCAACCTTGTCACCGAAGGAATTTGCATTCCAGGCAAGGATGTCGTTGAAGTCCAGCTGGGTCATGAGAATGGTATCCAGCTTAAGTTCTTTGGTGGAGATCAGGCGAGACAGAGCGGCGATACCAGTCTTTTCGACAGTTGTGTCGGAAATGGTCTGGGTCAGGCTACTGGCTGCGATCGCGTAATCCATCCAGGTTTTGAAACGGGAGTCTTCGATCTTCTGAATGTCTTTCACCGAGTTCTCTTCGATAACCTTGGTGATCGGCATTTCATAGGACAGAAGTTCCTGTTCTGTTTTCTGAAAGCGTTCGGAGCTCACGGTAAAGAATTTAACCGTATAGCGTTCGCCTTCAATATACTTCGCTTCGGGCTTGCCTCTGAAACTAATAGCCATAGCAGAGCTATCAGGTTCTTTGTCGATAACTTTGACGAGACCGTCGTGATCTTCAGAACGCTGACAGTCGTCTTTTGTTACCATGACAGGGGGGACAATCCGTCTTGCGAAAGACAGTTCGCGCAGCTTCTGGCGCACAAAGGCACCGCCAGCTTCAGCGAGTTTTTCCTTCTCTTCTGGATTGCTGAGCGCAGAAGCGAAGAGATCATTCAGAATAGCAGCTTGTTCCATCGTAAACCCTCCTTACAAATCAGAAATTAAATGTCAGCCACAACCACAGGGCAGTTAATGTGACAACGAAGTTTCCCGTCAGCCACCGCGCCGAGGGCCCGACCGACAATAATATCAGTCCCATCAGTTCCGTCAACGAGCTTGCCGCTGTCGATTTTGAGGGCTGTGTCGAGGGCATACGTGCCACCAGTGTCATAACCATTGGAATCTACTTCGAGAACGAAGTTTCCATAACAACCAGTAATAGAACCCGTAGGTCCACTTACAACAGAATCGTACACGTCGGGACGTTCCATACCAGCGGAACAGAAGTATACGAGGCGATGAGTTGTGGTAGCAACAATAGCGTTACCTGATGCATCCAGAGTAAACCACATACATGTGTTGATGGTGTTACTCGCTGCAGGGTCAACGTTCATCTTGCCGACCATATCATAGCCAGTCTCAATATTAAAAATCTTTTTAGCCATGAGCTAAATCCTCCTAACCTAATGAATGAAGAAAATCCGTTAATGGATCCGACTCTCCAGTGCCATCTGGTGATCCACTGGCCATTTTAACCTGGCCAAGCCCGCCATTTATAAGCTGAGATCTTTGAAGTTCCCGCTGAACTTCATCCTCGCTTTTTTCCATAAAAGAAGCTACTTTTTCGGTGAGTTCACCAACGTCGAGGTCGCCATCTAAGACAAGCTGACATGCTGTCTTGTACGCCTTCAACTCTTTTACGACAGCTTCTTTTTCGGATGCAATTTTTTCGTTTTCTTTCGTAAGCTCCTCATTCTTGCTCGCGAAATCTCTCAGCTTAACAGCGGCCTGTTTAATAGCTTCTTGTTTTTCCATTGGTTAAACCCTCTCCTGAAAATATTCTTTGAAGCATTTTTCAGCGCTACCATCTTCGGAAAGTTCACTCAATGTATCCAGGATAGTAGCTGCCACTGCCATCTTTTCCATCCTGCCATTTGCAGGAGGAGTGACATCTTCTTCTGCTTTTGTTTCTTCTTCCACTTCTTCCTCAACAACCTCTTTATCTTCGTCAGAGGAGTTGCTGATATCGTCAAGAACACGAGCAATTCTCTCGTATTCAGGTATTTCGTCCTGTGTTTGATTATTTTTTTCTTGCGCTGCCTTTTCATGTAATTCGACATCTATTCCCGATATTGTTTTTCCCTCAAGAATAGAATCGCAAATTTGCTCGATCGTTGGCATATTATTTTCCTCCAGATTTGCTAGAAGCAACCCGTCTCCTGTAGGCACTTGCCAGGGCCTGATTCTGCCTGGCCAGAGTCATAATAAGCCTCTGCTGACCTTTGATTACGTTTGTGGCTTTTGCTCCAAGGTTTCTGAGTTTTTCTTTTCCTTTTCCTTCAGCCACGGAGTAACCAGCGGCAGCACCACCAGCACCAAGTCCAAGAGCTGGTAATCCCAGCTTCAAGACGCGACCTAATGTACGTGCTTTGCCTGCCATGTTAATCCTCCTTGAGATTTGGAAATCTCCCCAGGCTTTTCAACCTGGGAAGATATTTATTTTCCTGCAACATATCCAGCTGTGGCTGCCCCACCAGCACCGATTCCAGCACGAATGCCTAACCGTTTGAGGGCTTCTTTCTTGGCCTTAGCTGAAGTTAACCCCTGCGTCTTAAGCAGGGCTTTAACATCTGCCTTTACTCCAGAAGGTTTCAGTAAAGAAAGGACCTTCTTCAAGACAGAACCACCCTTAGAGGCTATTACGGCCTTTTCAGAGTAATTTTTTTTTGATCGCCAGCTTCCTTCTCGATTTCATCGAGAAATGAGCGAGCCATGATACGGCCAGCAGCGTCAAATTCTGCTGCGGTTTTTTCGGAATCATCTTCATCTTCTTCAATCTCGATGGTTCCATTTTCAACACCATCAACAACCTCAGCAGCTGCAGCGAGCTTGGTTTCAGCATCTTCGAACTGATAACCATTATGGTCAAGCAGGTCACATGCTTCTGCCAGCTTTTCTGCATCTTCGTCGCTCAGGTCTTCAATGACACTTGCAAGCTTTTCAGCTTCTGCTACTTTTGTTTCTTCAGCAACCTTCTCAGGCTCTTCGGAATTGTACATCTCGTTATAAAGTTCTGCGAGACTCATTATCAATCTCCTAACTAAAAAAAATTACAATTTGTCAACCTGATTACGCAACGTTATTGGGCTGGCTTGATTTGTTGCCACTTGTTGCGGTTTCTTTAACGCCCAGGTTATTCGGAACTTCCTGCGGATCCTGACCCTTGGATGCTACGTCAGCAGCACTGATAATCTTCTTCACAGCCTTAACCACGTCCTGACGTGCGGTCGGGCTGACAGGAGACTTCTGAGCATCTTCTTTCTTTGCCTGGGTCAGAGCAGTGGAACCATCCTGAACAATATTGCTGGTTGCAGGTGTCGGAACATCAGCGGCACCCTGAATGACAGCCTTGTCAGAGAAATCAGCAACTTCCATGGGTTCGCCATAGTCGGCACCGAGTTTCTGGAGTTCAGCAACGAAACCACGAGCCATAAAACGACCTGTAGCAATTGCTTCTTCAGCTTCTTTGACCTGTTCGGCCTTCTTCTCTTCCTCTTCTGCCTCTTTCACGTATTCGCGAAGAACGTTGAGGGCTTCTTCAGGAAGAATCTCTGCCAGAGCAGCAACTTTTTCAGCTTCGGGCTTCTTCTCACCTTCAACCTTGGCCTCTTCTTCGGGTTTTACTTCTTCGCCAGCAGTCTTAACTTCTTCGCCTTCATTGATAAGAGCAGCAAAAATTTCATCAATAGTGTTACCAGCCATTATTGGCCTCCTTACAAATTCACAAAACCATTAACAATTGCCCTGTCAACCATATCGACAGGGGCATCCTCTACCAACGGCCAGGTAAGAACCTTGTTTTGCCTGACCACATCAGATACGGATGCAAACTTACGCATTACTTTAAGCGTAGGATAAAGGGAAGCTAAGCCAATCAATCCAGGATGTTTGATAAAAAGCTTTCCTATGTCTCCAGGCGGTTTACCTTTCTTAAAGTACTCTTGCTCCTTATGAGCCTTGACAAAGTATGGATATGCCAATGACCCGACCACAGCGGCCTTACCTGCACGTCCGAGCTTCGCAGTTTTCTCCAGGGACTGGCTTAAACCAAGTCCTGCAGCAGCGATCGCCCCGAGTATAATACCAAGCAAAGGCTTGCGTTCGAGAGCTTGAGTGAGGTATCCGCCAGGCATCTTATTCACCTTAGACCTATACATATCGTACAATGCTGTTAAAGCAGCGGCAGATGGCAGACCTTTCGAAACCACGTCCTGCTGGAGAGTCTCATCTATTGTTACAGGACCTTGGTTCGCTAACTTTACCAGTCTTGCACGAAGTGCTGGTCTGAACGAGCTCCTATCTACTACGTAGTCTTTAAGGATCGATGCCACCTTTGTGTTAATGGCATCTGGCGAGATCTCAGGCTGCTCAGCAGGCTTTTCAGCAGGCTTCGCACCCTTTATGACTACGATTCGAGTGAACTCGCCAGGCTTAAGAACCATACCCATTCCTGTGGCAGTAGAAAGAATGTCGCTTAGCGGGAAATCAGCTAATTCCTCCATCGTGCCCTCTGAAAGAGAGGGTTCTAAAGATGTGACCTTGGGGACGAGAGACGAGAAAGACTTTATAACATCCCTTCCTGGCTGTTCGGTTTGCACCTCGGTAATCGGTATTTCTTTCTTTATTTCAGCAGACTTATCTTCAGCCCGCTTTGGTTCTTCAATCTTCAAAGCCTCAGCTATAAATGCTGAAGGCACAACTATTTGAGAGCTTCTGGCGCTTGCGACTTTATTCATAACGTAAGAAGCTTTTTCTGCAGGCACGAGAACAAAAGATATGTCAAAGAAACGGGGATACTTATTCATAGCGTAGACTTTCCTGCCGTCCCCGAGAGTTTTGTTCATCGCATATTTAAGATGTTCGCAGTAATCAACCGTTTTCTTTGCAGCATTTCCGCATATAGAACAAACGTCATAAAGAACTTTTGTTCCCATGCTGACAGGTATGGCTTCTCCGACCTCCGCTTTCTTGCAGAGCTCTGGATCCTTATTTCTGTCTACGAATACTATCAACTCAACCCGATCAACCTTCGGATTGTATGATGCGAACTTTACGCGCTCTCCTACTGATTTCTCTGGGTCTTTGTTGACGTGATGTTTGTACGGATATGCATATTTCTCAAAAGTTTTAAAGCCATAGTCTTCCATTCTTGGTGTTTCGCCATCCATCGGGCATTCGTGAGCAAGAACTTCACTCTCGAAATAATCTCCATTTGCATTACTGCCCCAGTTTTCACCACCTAAAGCATTGATATGAAGGTAGATACCATCTTCCCTTGGTTTCAGACTCTTGGCATACTTTGCGATCTCTGAATCAGCCGAAGCGTGTTTTGTCAGAAAGTCTTCGTGAAGATCAATAACGGAAACGATCGGTTCTGCTTCAATGAGAGATTGCTGTGGTTCTATTATTTTATACATAGGTTATTTACCTCTGTTTTTCCACATGGCCGCTGCAGCCACTCGCCTTCCAGCCTCTGCACTACCATACCTCTTGGCAGCCTTTGCAGCAACAGCTTTGAAGTTTTTCCCAGGTTTACCAATATCCTTACCTTCTCTGGCCTTACGTACAAGGCTTGACTTCTGTCTTTTTGTCATTCCTGCCGATGGCCGCCCTGCAGATTTGTCAAACTCAACAAGACTATGCAGAAGCCTTTCCCTGGGATCTGATGCGAGCTTTCCAACGCCTTGGCCAATCAATGTTCCCAACAGTGTTCCTCCTGCTGCCCCGAGCATTCTACCGAGGCGGCCTAATTTCTTAAATTTTTTTGATCTCTTCGCCAAATACTCCGCAAGAGATTCTCCTGTACCATAACCTAAAGCTCCACCAGCACTTGAATATACCCAATTTGACTTCTTCTTGCGCTTGGCCATAATTAAATAACTGATCCAATAGAAGAAACTGTTTTTGCTGTCTGAAAATAAGGCTGCCTCGGGTCAATCTTTGTCTGCATCTCGATCAACTCTTTCATCATAGGATAATCAAGGCGACCATATTCGTGTGCATGCTCTAATGCGCTCTCAAGTATATGCTTATCTGATGCGAGAGCTGGTGCAAATCTTGTAATAGTCTGATAATACTTCTCTATATTCGGATCGTTAGCGAGTTCGGGCTTCTCTTCAAGTATCTGAGCAAATGCTGTAGATGACATTGCCTTTTCTTTACTCTTCTCGAGGAGTTTCTTTGCCCCGAATGCACCCAACACGGCAGAGCCAATTGCCAGAGGAAGATGCCTTCCAATTGCAGATGTTATTTTCTGTCCGAAAGTCTGGCGACCAAATGGAGTGAATGGCGCAAGTACGGTTGCTATATCTTTCACATCCCTTATTGTTCCTGCAGTTCCACCAACAGCACCTCGTACTACCTTGGCTCCCTCAGAGATTTCCTTGAAACTACCTTCCTTTTTTGACTCTGCTCCACTGTTGCTGTAAAGAATAAAGGCCTTCTTTATAAAATCATCGCAATCTTTTTCGTCGAAACCATTGTTAATAAGAGAGAAAGATATGTAATTAACAAGCTCTGACGGACCTTCAGCAACCTTCTCCATGATGTCAGATCTTATTTCATCAACCCTTTCCCTGTATTCATCTGGAATCATTTTAGGTATCTCCTCAAATCTTAATATATCCGCCTCAATTTTGAAGTCCCTCCAGTTGCCTTTGCACCCTTTGCAGCGGTGTATGCTCCATGACCTAAAAATGCGGTTGTCAAAGGTTTCTTTTTAGCCATCCATAGCAATGGAGCTGCTGGAACTGCCGCAGCACCCACGGCGGCCTTTCCTACGGACTTTCCAAGAGGATTTAAAAGTTTTCCACCATAACCACCAGCTTTACCGATCAGCTTGCCAATCATACCAAAGACTGCGTCCTTCTCTATCTCATCCTGGCTGGTGAGTAAAGACTTCATAAGCTTCTGTTTTGGAGTCATCTTCTCCTGTTATCTCCTTGACGGCTTTATCCCTTTTCTCAGAGGAATTAAGATTTTCTATCTTACCCTTCACAACATTGGCCGTATCCTTTAACAGCCAAATACCTTTTCTGGTGTTGTCTTCGCTTATTAGGCTTTCCTGAAGAGTATTAACCTCTTGTACGAGGGGATGATTACTGTTTACTGTTTCTGGGGCCCCATTTTTTTTAGCCTTTGCCTGGTCAGCTTCGATCGCGGTCTGGATAATATCATTCGGCATTTCCACGGCTACTTTCTCTCTAACACCGAGGACTCCTTCGTCTCTCATCTTTGTATAAGCTCTTACCATAGTGTCTCTTAGATCAACCTTTGGTGCCTGATCAACAACGACTGCGGCAAGTTTCTTGAAGTCATGGCCACCCATAACCATCTGCTTCATTATATTGTAAAGCCTTTTCTCAGATGCCTCTTTCTTCATTGTTGCAAGATACAGCCTACTGTTCATTTCCTTTTCGGCTGCAGACAATTGCCTGTTGAATTTCGAGGCAACCTTAACCTTCTCTTGAGTGTCATCAGCATCTTCAGGGATCTGCCCGAAGATCTTCTCGACTTTCTTAAGGTTGGCTTCTTTCTTAATGTTTGGCTGAGTGAGGTAGTCCATGCTCGTGGGTTCTGTCTCAACGGCTCCGATTTCCTGTGCTACTTTCTCAGGAGTGGCAATGTCAAAATCAAGGGCTTTGTCCCTTGAATTGAAGAATAAAGATTTGTATGTTGTAAGGTTGGCGTTTTCACACACCCTTTTTATTTGCGCTGGGTTCAGATCATTCTCAACTGCAATCTTAGCGATTTCCGAGTTAAGAGATGAGCCAGACGTAAGATATGACGTGGAAGCCGTTTTACCCCACTCGCCAAATAACTGGGGATTCACGTTTGGCATATTTAGTTCCTCCCATGGTAAGGAATAAGATTTAATTCAATTATATAGTGCTCTCAGTTATTGTCAAGTCTAAATTTTGTTTTACGTTAAAAATAAACTTATTTCTGGTATAATTATGATGTAGGCATATTTATCGCTTTATGAAGTGATACACTTCAATAGGATAAAAAGTTAATCCACTTCAGAGGACATAAGTGCCCAGGGGCAGTTCGCTATTGGGTTATTCGGGGAATAACTCCACGCTCACTGCAAGGGGCACAAGCCGCTCTCTTGTAACATATGGATAATTGCCTTTGTATGATAATGCAGATGATACATCTGTGCGTAGCAACAATTACCACAACACAGCATCAGATCAGGTCTGCCGTTCATTCCAATGGAGAACGGGGACCATTCTGAAAACGATGTAAGACAAGATACAAGGCATGCTCTATCAGCGATACGCTGATGACGCTTAAGCATCAAAGAATACACATGGATTTCCGCCGCGTGTATACGCGGCGGCTCCAATGTTACCAGATTCAGATGCCAGAAGATATGTATCTGTATGCGATACGCATACTATGTCGAATAGGAAACACAATAATCGAACCGAAAATGGAGACTGCAATCCCAGAGATCGCTCTGGGATTCTCCCTTTAATTCATTGTAGAATAAGATATCTTTATGGTCAATGAGAGAGTTACTCTCTCGATGGAAAGAAATATATACAATTCCTTGAAAACGCTATCATTAATACAAGCGTGTAGTTAATGACAGTTTTCTATGAAAACATGTCATTAATACGTATTAATGAAGGTTTTCACGCAGACTGTTGTCTGCGGTAATCTTTGCATAACAAGATATCTATCATGGTTCAAGGGGATGGTACATTCCCGATAGCTAAAAAATAAACACAATACCTTGCGATCTCACGGGAGCTGCGAAGATTATTCTCTGCGAATCCTTCGCAGTAAGAATAATCACGCAGACCGAAGATGCGCAGCATAAATGCTCACATAAATTTCATATGTTTCGCATTTATAATAACCTTTGCATGGCAGATATTTTTTTGTGGTATACGGAAGCGATACGCTTTCTACGTTAACAACCCAACACAATATCTTGGATCGTTAACACATAATCGCGTTGACGATTCTGCCTAACGATCTCGCGGAAATCTGGGGGAGACAGATTTCCAGTAATTTTAGCACAGAATATCGCCAACCAGGATGATACATCCCGATCGAGGAAACTCAGCAAGTTTATAACTCAACTAGTAGCTTCACAACTGTCTGTGGCGAGCTGTTATTAGCTCGCCAACAGACCCGTGTGAAGCTCAGGTTTAATGTAACCTTTGGATATCGCTCTCGTGAGCGCTACGTTCACACAGAAACAAGAAAATATCAACACATCACCACTATCCGCTGCCATAAAAGATAGCCCCAGATGTGGTGACGCTATAAGTTTTGGATATCGCCCTTGCAGGAGAAACACCTGCACAGAATCAATAAGTATGGATTATATATGTGGCTGATGATGCTTCGCATGCTGCAACGCATCTCGGACCCCTATAAGCTTTGGATATCGAATCGGCAATTGATACAATTGCGACGATAAATCATCTGATACAAACTACCAGCAGCAGGAGTTGCATGGACGCACCTCCTGCTGCTGGTTCTTATAATAATGTCACACCATTGGATATCGCATTAGCGGGCGATACGCCCTCACAGAAAAACAAAGCAAGATACACTCACCGACCAGGTTCCTCTCTAGGATCCTGGTCTCAGAATATATAATTTGGATATCGTAATTGGACGCGATACGCTTCCGCCGATATGTATTAACAATAATTCTATCTGGGCGCTCTATAATCGGTCCATGACATCAATGAATGTTACTGACGGTGACATGGTTTCCGACGTCTGCTCTCATGGGCTCCATGGATACTTTGCCTTTGGATATCGTCAAAGCATGCGATACGCATGCATTTGCATAAGTACCTGATAAGACAACGCATCACGCCATGCAGCTCAGCCTCTCCTGGTAGGAGAGTGCGAGCTTCAGCGTTTGGGGGTTGTCACAAGATAGTATTTGGATATTTCAAAAATCGACAATGAAGAGCGATACGCTCTTCCCCTGAAGTTAGCTACAGCAAGTTTCATAGTTCAACCCCGAAGAGTCTTCGAATCTTCAGGATGAACTTCTATGTAGTTTAGGATTTATCACATGGCTCTGCAGTATGTAACATACTGGATGAAAAATAACGTATGGAACACTTTATGCCACGAGATCCAGACGCCCTGGACCCTGGGGACGAGCGAGTCGTCACCATGGTCAAGTGCGGCTGTGATCCGTTCATATTATAATTATAGCATGTGGAAAGACTGGAAAGATACTTTCCAGGGTTAAGGCAGCAAAGAAAACACTGGGATAGTGTTTGGAGGAGCTCCCCGTCGCAGTTGTTTGACAACAACACGCGGACGGAGGTGCCCTCCCTCACCTATACCATAGAAACTTGAGCACATTGTCTATCAAGATGAAACATCTTGGACGTATAAAAGCCTCATTAATTATATTTACACGCGGGCCACATCGGAAGATATGGCCCGCGATAATTATTGTATTCATATTGAATGTCGCTCAATGGATGATACATCCATGATAGAATCATAACAAACACGATACTTTGTAGGCCCTGAAGCGAGAGGTCATCATTGCATGATGACCAGAGTCTTCAGGCCTCAAATATAACATCAGGACATGGCTTTCGTATATGCATCTGTTAACAGCTGCTTTGCCGTAAAACAATATCACACTCACTTGCCTTCAGGCTGCCCCTGAAGGCGTCGATGTTTGATACATTTGGAATCGCCATTGCCTGGATATGTGATACACATATATTGCATTAAATCATCACCTACCTTCTACGTGGCCTCGAACTCATCAGGTAGATGAGTTCAAGGGCACAGAGATATGAGAACTTAGAATGGCCCTATGAAATCCGTTACGGGTTTCACGTGAAACAAGTTAATCAAGCCTATGCCTTCCCCTTAGCATTCAATTGTAGCAGCGGACGACACGTTCGTAATGATACAATAAGGTCTACAAATCCTCCGCTACTGGGGGACCCAGTGCTAGATAAAACCTTTGAATTGCAATGCTAAATTCTGGTATAACAATTATAAGAGGCTTATTAACCTATTATGGAGGTGATTATGGGATTATGGACATGGTGTTACGAGGACATGGCTCGGATGAAAGGAGCCATAGCGAAGAAAAAGTCTCTCTTCGTGATGGAGAGTCTTAGCTCCGACGAGCTCCTCGAGCATGCGCTCGAGCTCGAGCAGATCGAGAAAAAGGCCGACAACCTAGGCACATACCTATTTAAGTATGTCTTCCGCTTCTCGACCCCTGGGTTTCGCGAAGCCCAGGACATAGCTTCCGAGGCGCGGTGCCTGGGCAGATGCTACCTGGAGAGGGCGTAGTCAACAATAACCTTTTTACTGAATACGAAAGGAGGTGATGACCATGAGATCTACATTCTATATGTGGAACGTATTCAGGAAATACTGGCCTATATAAGTTTTAGGTCATAGGTAAAAGGATTGGGATATTAAAAAAAAATCAAACACAAAGACAAGGAGAATATGATGTTAATAGAGAATGCATTCTCAACACTGCGTGATAATGTAATTACGCTTCAAAAGGTCCTCAACAGGACAGTGCCGTTTGTCTTGTATCGTGAGGGAAAGCTTTCCATGAGGATTGCACGGTTCCCTCTCAAAGAGGATGGCAGCATAGATCGCAAGGGTGATCGCCTTGAGATCAAGGACGGGGAGCGCTTCCCTGTTACAATCAGAATTCAGAAGAACAAACACGAGGTCTCGAAAGAGATGATGTGCTTGTTTGAGGTCCACAGTTCTAGCGGCCATCTGCTCGCGGCAAATGTTCTGCCGTTTTGTGAGCAGGACACCAGGGAGTTGGTCTCCCACAAGGACAAGACTCTCACCAAGTTCGAGGAAGTCCTGTCCTTTCTCGGTTGGTTCCTGGCCGAGAACAGAAGCAAGCCAGCAAGAGAGAGAGCCCTATCCCTGAAGAGTCTTAAGGTGGTACTTCCCAGGAGGGATATCATAGAGTCCCGCTTCAAGTATTACCAGAGACAGGTCGAGAAAGGGGAGGAAATCATGAAGAGGGTCAAAGGCACTCTAAAGGAGGAGATGTCAAACCAGATCCTCGAAGATAATCTTGATCGGCTGTTGGCAACAAAGCGGTTGCTTAACGCCTGATTGGAGGGGCCTGAGCGCATGGATTCTATTATTCATGCGCTCTTTTTTTTAATTATGCAAATGTACTCTGTGATTGTTCAGAAGAAATTCATTAAGTCCATCATCCTTGTAAAGAAAAAAGACTTTGATTATATAAAGGCCATAATATACTTGGATGATGGTACAATATCATGGGATCCTATAAATGCAGACCTTTGCATCCTGGAAGGTGTTAAGTGAAGATTGTAAAGTCTGTATGCATGATAGAAAGAAAATTAGATGACCACGGATCAATACTGGAAAAATCTGTTGTGTATGAATTCATCAAAGGAAAGCTAGTGGCATCGCATAGACGCACATCAAAATTATGGTTAGACTCAGATATGTCTAATAGAATCAAGTGGAGAGCCACATGACAATCAAGGAAAAAATACAGAAGAACTCAAGGCTGCGACTTACGTTCTTCAACTGCCCTGAAGGTAAAAAGGTCCACTGTGGCACATGTCTCTCATGTAAAAAGATAGATAAGTGTGAAGAGCTTTTATCGCAGGTGCAGAAGTTCGAGAAAAAGTCAAGGCCGATACACAAATTAAAACTTTTAAGGAGGTATTTTGTGGGTGATTATTTGATGATAAAAGCGAATGGATCTGTGGAGTCTGCAGATGACAAATCGATAGAGAGAAGAAAGATACCAAAGACGACAAAGATTTATAAGCTTAAAGCTGCGTATGAGGTCCAGAATAAACTCATGAGCATGGCAAAGGCAAAAGATGTCAAGCAGAAAGACATGGTTGTTTTTGACCCAGGCAGCAAGACGAAAGATTATGTTTCGAACCTAACCCTGAAGCCTGGTGATACAGTGTATGAAGTCAGCGATGAAGAATTTACGATTGTTACAAAGCTTGTCAGAAAACCAACCACAAGGAGGAAAAAAGGTGCAGGCACTCGCCGCAAGAGAAAAACGCAAGAAGATTATTAAGTCAATACAAAATAATATCGACGTTGACTTGTATATGGATATGGGAGAAAAGCCAAAAGAGCGACTCGAGAGAATGAATGGAATAGGATATCTCAAGGCCGTTGATCGCAATGGACATGAGCACTTCTTTTCTTTCGATATCAATAAGGATGGTGTCAGCATCGGAAACAGACCTCCTTCAGAATTTCCCATGACACTTGAGGAGAGAAAAGCAGAGGCTGAGATATACAAGAAAAAAATAGATCTCGATCTTCTGTATAAGATTAAGAAGAATAACGGTGGAGTTGTAAAGAACATACCCCATGCAGAAGATATGATTGATCAGATAGAATCCACATATGAGATAACAGATGAGGCTGTAAAGAAGCTGAGAGATATGATAGCACACGAGAAGTCCACAATATTATCATATAACAGGGCAACTCATGCATCAATGAGCCTCAACTGTTCTAAGGATGGGTTCCAGATTGGCTTTGCCGCGAACTGTGAAGCCATAAAAATGAAGGATGAATTTAACTGGCATTTGCAGAATACAAGTCAATGGCTCTATGCTGGATGCATACAGGGCCTTGTGTATGAAGGAGTTATAAGTCACATTTCATCTCATCATTGAAGGAGTTACAAATGCAATTTACAGGAAGGATCAGAAGAATTGGCGAGAACAGCATCGAATTTGTAATTGATGAGAATGAGAATAAAGATGTTGTTCTTGCCAATGCTGCTCGTTTGAGCAAACACCACCTGACAATCTACACTGATCAGGAGTATCGTGTCACAAAACTTCAGAAGGAAAAGATTAAATCAATGATTTTTGACATCGTCAGGCAATCAACCGATCTGCCTGATGATGTCAGAACTCCTGAAGTAATGCAACAGTATCTAAAGAAAAGACTTGGCGTGGACACATTCACAGACCTCATGAAGGAAGAGGCATCGATGACCATACAGTCTATAAAGGAATTCTGTGAGGACAATGGTTTTGACATGTCTGGGGCCAAGGAAGACCAGAGCCAACTGCTGCACCATATAAATGTGTCAAATAAAAGTAAGGCGTGTGTGAAGTGCGGCAATCCAGGCGAAACATTTGATTTGAAAGATTTTCATTCAAAGCTAATAACTGAGTTCAGAATGGGGTACAGATTCATAACCCTTTGTGACATACACTATTTTGAAGTCCTTGACAAGGGAGTTGCGTTCTTCAAGGATAATCTTTTAATCATGCCGAAGAATTAAAAAAAATATTTTTTACTTGACTTACAACTTATAAGGAAGTATGATGTTGTAACTCAAACATACTAATTTAGGAGAATGCAATGGAAGCCAGGAAAACAATCTATCTTGGTGATGATGAACTGATGAATGATGTATATTCTCACATCGAGAGCAGAAATATAAGCCTGTCTCATTTCACTAAGGAGGCATACCGAAGATTTCTAAAGGTTGAGAAGTTAAAACAGGAAGCGATGGAGAACACTCCAGTAGATCTGAGTATGCTATGACTTCTTACAAAAAGGCATCATGGATGCTGAAAAGGCTCGAAGCATATCCTACCAAGCATACAGAGATTTTGAGTCTTCTAAATAAAATAAAAATCAGAAAGATGAATGGAAAGAAGATGACATCTCACCAGGCAAAGCTTATTGAAGAGATGTATAACAGGCTCATAAAGAATTCAGGAGAATGACACGATGAACAGGATTCCGAATGGAAACAGATGAATTATTCGTTCCCCTAAGCGTAGGGATAGATGAACACATTCCCAAGCTGTTTGGATCGCCTCTTTCTGTTTACGTGCATATTCTCGTAAATGCGAAAATGTTTGAACCAGACAAGGGAATATACAAAGTCTCAATCCGAGACATGGCTTCAGACCTTGGTGTGAGTAGACATACGGTCATGAGGAATATCAAGGTTCTTGATGGCAAATATATAAAGTTTACCCGAGCAAAGAATCAGTCTGATCTGTCGTCGTTCGAAGTATTGAAATATAAGTCTATGAAAGACTTCAGCAGACTGCGCAAAAAGAATGGTTCCGCTGGTTGCAAATCTGCGACAAGCGATGCTACAAGCGATGCTACCAGCGGTGCTACCAGCGGTGCTACCAGCGGTGCTACCAGCGATGCTACCAGCGATCGTTGTAAAGAGGCAAGCATCAACGAGTTACAAGCCTCTAAGGAAGTTAAGGAAGTAAAGGAGGTTAAGGAAGTAAAGGATAAAGATATATACCCCCCTTACGAAGAGGTCGTTACTCTGTGGAATGCGTATGCATTCGGACTGCCAAAAATACAGAAGCTCACCGACAAACGAAAGCGAGCAATTCGGAACCGATCAAAGGTAATCCATGAACTCTATGACGGCAATGATATCCTTGACAGCTTTACCCAGTACATCGCTCACATAACAGAATCTCCATTCCTGCTCGGAGAGAATGACCGAGGCTGGAAGGCCGACTTTGATTTTGCCTTCCGATCGGACGATACTGTTGTCAAAATTTTTGAAGGAAAGTACAGGAGTGGGAAGAAGAAAAAATCCAGTCTTGAGTCCTGGATGAATACTCCGATATAACTTTTAATCCTATTGGGAGATCACAATGTTATCACCAGATGTTTTTAAGAAAGGATTTTGTATCCTTTCGATAATGAAAGGAGTGCCTTCAGCACTTGACGAAGAAAAGGACGACAACTTCATCGAGAATAGAAAAATGCTTTATCGGCTAATGTCTGACCTTGACGATGATGCATTCGAAAACGCAGTAAACCGAATTGCCAGGGAAGACGACTTCTTCCCCTCCCCCGCCAGAATAATCAAGCTGGCCAAGGGTAATAAATACCCAACGCCAGAAGAGGCCTGGGCTTTGGTGAAAAGCCGCGCACATGATTATTCCAGGGATGATGTAACAGACATGCCTCCGATCGTACAGAAGGCCGTCAGCGGAATGGGCGGGATGCGATTTATCAAGGATCAGAACTTCGAAGAAGAGGAGCAGTGGGTCAGGAAAAGCTTCATCGACTGCTACGATAACACACGGAAAGCGGCAGAAATTGATCCATCTACTCTCCAAATCGGAACACAGAAAAAATCTGGATCCATCTCGATGGGAGATGGCCTTAAAGAAATTGGAGTAAAAGGATGATCTTTGAATGTGTGAAGTGTGGATATTGCTGCACTGTGCGTCCATGTGCATATGGAGAATGGGACGAAGAAAAGGGGCAGTGTAAGTTCCTTACAAAGGACAACCTGTGCAGCAAATACGAAGAGATAAAGAAAGCAGAGTTCAAATGCATGTATCCAATGTTTGGATGCGGTTGCAGCTCATCACTATTCAACGAAAGAAGAGAGGCTAAGATAGCAGCTATGGCAATGAAACCGAAGGAAATTACAATCAACCAGGAACAGAAAGAAATCCTGGATCACACAATGCACAGGGCAGCAAATGGACTGTACTGTGGAGATAGCGAAGATATGCAGGACCTTGTGAAAAAGGGCCTGATGGTATCTGCAGGAAAAAAGTCTTTTGTTCCAGATGAATATTTCAAGATAACTGAGAAAGGTCGTAAGGTATTCAGTGGCCAAGAGAATTAGAGCTGGTAAATACGAGTACAAGGGATTCATAATCTCATGTCACGGATATTACGGACCAGATAAAAGGGTGGTATGGGAGGCAGTAAACCCGAAAACTAACTGTGGTGAGTACCATGGTTACAGCAAAAAAGAAATAATCAACTTAATTGATGGAGACACGAACTAAATGAGCACAAAGATTTACAATGGCATTATTTTCACTAAAAAAATGAGCCTCGTCTCACTGAAGAAGGAAATAGACAATCTAAGGCCGAAGGTCACAGAGCTTGTAAGGAAAATGTATAACAGTTTTGCAGGCGCTTATATCGCAAGAATTATCGACATGAAAACATTCAAGCTTTTTACAAAGGATCAGATTGAGGAATTCAAAAATAGAAACCTTTGTCCCATTACGCATTCGTTTTTCAGACTTTGCGAGAGAACCGATGAGATAAAGAAAACGTCAACTCGTGATCCAGAGGTAGATTTTGATCTGTCCATGGTTGTTTTCCCCGTAACAGGGAGTAAATTGCTTGGTATGTACTTCTGCGAAAAGAAGGAGTTGGAAGACATCCTATTTCGAGAGCTTCCCATTAAAGAGTATCATTATCAGGATAGCACTGATAGACCAGAGGATATTTCTGATAAAGAATGGAGTAGGCGCGAAAGAGATTGGGACAAAGCTTTAGGAGGCAATGGATATGCAATACCAGCTGAGGCTGGGTTTACAATTCAGATATCACCTGTCAATTCCATTATCTCCTCAGCAGATGAAATATTGGATAATATTCCTAGCAAAAAGAAACGTCTCGAGGTGATCAGCAGGACAAAGATAATACGTGATTACGAGAAAAAGTTTAATGAGTTCAAGGTGTCTGAGTTCAAGAGATTCGAAGAGAAGAGAAGGAGTCAGGTAAGCTTCAAAAAATATATGAAGAGAGTGTCCAGGGACATGAAAAAGATTACCAAATATCACCTATTTAAGAAGATTTAGAAAGGCGGATTCCTATGGGAAAAAGTAAAGTTGAAAGATTGAAAAAGCCAACACATATTGCATTGTGGTGGTGGCTGCCAGAATGCTACGTGAAGGAAGGGAAAGGATCGCGTAAAGAGTACTGGAGTGTTGTATACGAAGGCCCAGACACAGAACTGGTCGGTGAATTCGTTGGACCATTAAAAGCACCAGTTTGGGAGAAAGAATGATGCTATTAACTGAAAAGAGAATAGAAGAGTTGTTTGAAGGTACTGATTTTGGGCCAGCCAGCAAAACAGATGAGGGTAGAAAGAAGCTGATGGCCATGTGTTTGTTTAAGAAAGTTGCTGGCTATGGAAATGGTCGTACTATTAGACAAATATGCATTGAAGCTGGTCTACTTACAAAGAAGGAAAATCCAACTAAAGATGGTCTCAGGTGGGCCTATAATATCGTATTATCGAATAACAGCGCTCGATCTGACGGAGGCACTAAAAAAATAGAGAAGGTAAAGCAGTTTTTGAATAAGCACTCATACACAGGACTCCCTGTATTGATTGATGACTGTCAACCCATTAAATGCCTGTTCTGTCAGGCTGAAGGGTGGATGCCAGAGGACATCAAGCATGAAAAGGATTGTGAGTTGGGCGAACTCTTGGATGTGTTAAAATGACAGTTTATGCAGAGAAGGCAACAAAAGAACAAAGAGAAGCCATGCAGAAATACGAGGAAATAACTGGATTTGAGTGTATACATCAGGATGAACTTGATTCTGGTGAACTGACATTTGAAGAGGTATGGAATAAAAATATAAGATGGCTAGAAGATATGGTTGCAGATGTTATTAATATTAACATTGATATGGTAAAGAAAGGCGGTGCGGAGTGAGTGAAAAACAAATAAAAGAAGTGTCGAGCGATCATCGGAAACATGTTGGGTGGTGGTGTAACAGATGCCGATCGTTTATATATAAAAAAACTTTTGATGGATATAAACTAAGATGCGAATGCCCTAATATCCCACATGAAAAGCTATCGCATCACCATAAAAGCTGGAAAAAGGTATACACAACACAATAAATCTGGAAATCCTGGTATAAGAAAGAGCGAGAAAGGTTTTTAATATGAATGAGAACGAATATGCAACGAGAATAACAGAATGTCTTCTGGGTGGATGGAAGCCTGAAGAAGTTAAGGCATACTCGGAAGTTCCCAGGTTTTCAAATAACAACCATATGGACCTCTTAATGATATATCCGAAGAAAGAAGAGATGATTGCAATAGAATTTAAAACTAATTCACCAAAAGATCTCTTCATGCAAGTGTACAGGAACTCATCAACGGTTGGCATAGATACTGTTGGTATATGTCCGAAAGAGGTTTCACAGGAAAACAAGCTTACCAGACATAAGTTCATCAAGCTCAGTAAAGAATTACCAGACGGAGAACTCTGCAATGCTGTCAGTGAAATAGGCAACATGTATTGGACATCTATATTTAGACCAGGAATGGCCATGATGTACTGGTACTCATATAAGAATAAGCCGTCTGATTTTTCTAATGTAGGGAAAAAGAACTGCACCAGAGAGTCTTTTTTCCAGGTGTATAGGAGGGCCATAAAAAATCTTCACCGCGAGTTGGGTGATAGAATATCGTTTACAATAGCGTATGGCTTGTTCAGAGGATATTCAAAGTCCACAGCCAAGCAACATTACAGAAAAGCTCTATCAGAAATAGGAGGTGAAGATTGAGTCTGTTTTCACACAATGAAATATGTGAAGGTTGTATCCATGCTGTTTTTCATACCTGTTGCAATAATTTTTGCCGCTGTAAAGAGGGCCATGAGCAAGAGGTTGATCATATTAAATGTGAGTGCGAATACAAATCAGAAGAAGAGAAAGAAGAGGAGAATTTATGATTGTTTATGTAGTTGCTAATGACCCCAGAGAAAACCATCAATTTATTAAAGTTTTTAGAAAAAAAGAAAAAGCATGCGAATTTGCCTTAAAACGTCTACGACATTTCAATCCCACATATAGAGAACATATTGATGCTATGAGAAATAAAGAAGGAGTTGTTAAAACATTCAAACATTATGGAAATGCTTGGCTCAGAGAGGTGTGCCTTATCCGTAGAAGCAAAATAATATCCTAAGTATGGATGGACGGGGTTAGACGTAAAATGACGGATGAAGAGGTGAAAGAAAAAGGAGGCCTGGCAATGAAATAAACAACATATTTAGTATGTGCCCTCACCCTTGATGTGTGGTGAGGGTTTTATAAACTCCATATTTATTTAAGAAATCACCAGAATGAAAGATAAAAAATTACACAATTCAGATGTATCAGGAAAGCGAAGGAATAATGATTAAAAATGAAATACCATATATTATTCATAACAAAAACGAACATAGATGTTATCTTGCAGGCTACATTAATCCAGTAATGCATAAGTGGTGTTTTGTGATAGATGGTGTTAATAGTGGCATAAAATATGGTCAGAGTCTTGAATTCATGGGATTGAAGCTAAGGGTAACTTATACACTTAGAAGAAAAGCAAAAACGACTTCTATGTTCAATAATACCTCTGGAGCAGAGACGTATATAGAATCTTGGATAGATTCAGAGGGCAAATGAACTAAACACTCATAGAACATACAGATCCTGTATCTTATAGCCCATGGAAAAAAGCTGTTAAGATACCAGACCGAATATTCAAATGAGGTAGTTGTGAAACGATTTGTTCGACATCCTGAACGTGGGGGCGGTAGGCCGTGCGCGGGACTGGAACGGTCAAAAGCCGAAAACCACGGGGATCACAGCAACGCCCTTCACCCTGGAAGCGGGGGCGAGGCGTATGAGCGCCCGTTGCTGAGTGGCGGCACATCCCGCGCTGCCGTCCTCCTTGGGATGTCGAACAAATCCATATTTATAAACCAACAGGAAGGACGGAGAACAATGAGCGAGATTAAACTGAAACGATGTCCCAATTGTAACTTTACCGAACTAGAACTCAATCACTATCCTATGAATAGTGACTGGTTTGTATACTGCAACAACTGCGGTATGACAATTAATTTTAACGAGGGCAAGGAGCGCACTGTAGCTCTTTATAATGAACTTCCACGTAAACAGGAGGACGGTGAACAATGAATAGAACTATTTGCGACCGATGCGGTAAAGATGTAACAGCGGGAAGCTGGGAAGATGGATTTGGAGAACTGACAATTAATTTTAATAAATCCAGTAACAACAAACTAATCGGATTAAAACGAGCAGTGGGTAATGGTCAAACAGTTGCTTATGCAATGCGTGATCTTTGTTATAATTGCCAACAGAAAATACAGGATGTTTTGT